GTTATCGCTCGACCGGCACATCGACCTAAGTTGCCATTAGCAGGGGGGGGGTTGGACTTCCCCTGCCTTTTTTTAACATTCGGGAAAATCAAATGACTACAGCACGCATTTTGTCGGGCATCAAGCAAACGCTGCACGAAGGCCATGCAGTCAAAATTGATTTGTCCGAAGCATCAGCCCTCACTGGTTCTGGAGATGGAATCGGTGGGCGCACATTCTTTGATAACGCTTTTGCTGCACTGCGATTTGCAAATCCAATCCGGGAATTGTCTAGGGTAATTCCTGCGGCTGGCTCTAGCGTGCAGTTTGTCGCAAAAACAGGTAACGCTGCCAACAGCACAAACCCCTGGCTTTACGCTGCAACTCCAAACACTGGTTCACCGAACATTGCTACCAGCATTTGGCAATTGCCAACCCGTGTCGTCAGCGCCAGCCTGCCCGTGCGAACAGCGGTAATGAGCGACATTAATTATCTTAACGAAACAATTGTTGAAGACATGATGCTGGAATTTGCACAGTTGGAAGGTGCAAGCATGATCTTGAACAACGATCAAACCGGCTCTAGCACAACAAGCACAGGCAGCACCAATGGCCTACGTGGGCTAAATTATTATGCAAGCGGTTCGGCAGCTTACGGTTCATCTGGCACAGCAATTACAGACGGCATCCACACAATATTGACTGTATCGCAAAACGGCGCTGCATTTGTGTACGATGATTTGGTCAATATGGCAAAAAGTTTCCCAGCACAATATTGGAATTTGCCTGGCTGCGCTTGGATGATGCACCCAGACACAATTCACGATTTGCGGCAACTTAAAGCAGCAAGCAGCGGCAACGCCAGCCGATTGTTGGCAGAAACTGGTGATGATGATGGCGGCGCAGTAAACAATATTTTTGGCTGGCCTGTAATCGCAAACCCGAACATGGAAACCGTTGCGGCTGGCAAATTTACAATGTACCTTGCTAACTGGCCTAGGTTTGTTACGATTGCGGACGTAGAAGAAATGACTGTGCAAGCAATGGAGCAAAGCGCACCAGGCTTTATTACACTGTACGCCGAGCGCCGAATGGTGTCTACCGTGCGTGATCCGTTTGCTGGTGTTCGCTTGGTTGGAGTCTAACAATGTCCAGCGAAATCCTTGGCGCACAAGGTGGGGCAACCCGCAACCCGTTTAATTACTCAAAAGTTGAGCAGTTAAATCGGGATGTGGTAACGCCCTGGTTAACGCTGGATGAAATTACCCAGCAGCTAAATTTGTATGATGACGAAAGCCAAGACACCTATCTAAGCAGCCTAGAACTGGCGACTAGGTTTGCCATTGAAGACTATTTGGGAATGTCAATATTTTCCTTAACGTATCGGGTGTGGTACGGCGCACAAGGGACTATCACAGCACCGATGGCGCTAGATTTGCCAGCAGTCAGCCAAAATCAATATCCTACACAAGCAGGGCTAACAATCAACTCGGTTGGCTACTACAACAACAGCGCACCGCCTACTCTTACGCTATTGACGGCATCAACCTACTATTACGATGCCAGCGGCAACCGGGTTATCTTGACTAGCCTGCCCACAATTACCAGCGATATGGCAAACCCAATTGTCGTTCAGTACACCACCGCACCTAACCCTCTACAAACGTATCCTGCCATCAAACAAGCTGGCCTGCTGCTGCTTACGCACCTTTACAACCAGCGCAGCAACAGCACTGAGGCATCGCTAAAAAATATCCCGTTTGGCGTAGACACGTTGCTGCGCCCGTACAAAGAATTGGTTATGTAATGGCGATTGCACGGTTTGAAAACATTGCAATCAATAATCTAACCTTCAGCCTAACGGCTTTTGGTGAGCAAATCACAACCACGACAAAATGGTTTGACACCCGAGCCACAGTGTCGGCGGTAGGCAACAATTTGAAAATCTCGGAAAAATATCGGCTGTACGATAACCTAGTGCGGTTTCGTTTGAACTACACACCAAATATGCGGACAATTGCTAACTCGCAGCATCTGTTTAGCATCACGTACAGAACGCAAGATTGGCGCATCAACGATGTGCAGGAATCAGACGACCGCATGAGCGTGTTGATAATGGCTTACCGCAATGACCCGGTAACTGCAACATGACAGCCCAGCAAAACCCTGTCACGTATGCCAGGGCCATCCAAGCGGCATTGACAACCATTGTCACGCCCGTCCCGGTGTATGCTACTTTTAACCGCAACTTTGCTACCGAACCAAAATTTGTAACTTGGATGTTGCGAAACATTCACCAGCCGGTCTACACCGGCATTTACCAATCCGTTAAAGGAATTGATACGCCAGTATTTCAAATCAGCATTTTTACGCAAGTTATTGAAGACGGTTTCACAATCAGCAATCAGATACTACAATCGCTCCACGGCTATTCTGGATTGTTTGGCGGTGCAACTTACGGCATACAGATCAGCAAAGCCGATGTGCAATGGCTTTACAACACATACGACAATGATGAGAAACTCGGACAAGTAATCTTAGACTGCACACTAGATATACCAACCTGATAAGACAATAAATTTTTTACCCTCTCAACAAAGGAACTTATCATGGCTCTCCCGACAAAAATTCTACCTGGCTTTTCTGCCACCTTGTACGCACAACCCAGCGCAACGCCAACGCCTTTAACTACGGCAAATTTGAGCGTTTTGGGCAGCGTTTCGCCATTGGCAATCAGCGGCAACTTGGTGCCTGTTGAAGCAATCCCGGCATTTGGGCAAGACGATGCCGTAGCCTCTTTCATGGTTGCTGGCTCCCGTCAATCCGACAAAATCCCTGTGCAATCAGCGCCGACAAGCATGAGCATCACAGCGGCTTGGAACCCAAGCGATACCGTGTTGCTGCTTTTGCGTGCAGACGCCTATAACGGCACCATTGATCGCACTTACGTGATTGCCGCAACCGATGGGACAAACACGATTTACTACGCATTTAACGGGCGAGTCAGCCAGTGGACAATTGATGCTGCCCCAGGCGCTGAAGCCAAAGTAAATTTCACCATCCATCCCCGTGGCAATCAGTACGGCTGGAGCAATACAGTATGACCGCAATAGATGCGGTGCTGGCAGAAATGACCGCCAGTTACGGCGACCTGGCTGCACTTGCACGGCAGCAGGTAGTCAGCGCACCGGAAATAGCCGAGGCGTTGGCAAAGGCAGACACAGATTCAGCGGAATATGTCTGCCTAAAACTCTTGGAAAAAAATGTCCGACAAAATACAGAACACGAATGACCTGTTAAATTTTTTGGTAACTCAAGCCGAGTCTAGAAAAGATTGGTTTGGGTTTACCCAACAAAAGATGACAGGCATCCAACTGGTGCATCAGATAGCTGCCAACCATGCCAACACAATGACGCCAGAGCAGATCGTGAAATTTGTCGTAGAACTTAACAATTTAATGTACAAAGATATTATTCGAGGATGACATGAGCGTCAGCATAAAACTTGAAGGAATCGGCAATGTTTATGCTGCTTTTGAAAGTTTATCGCAACAAATTGGCGACAAAAATGCTAGAAGCAAAATCCTAATTCCTGCGGTGCGGGAAGCGATGAAGACAGTTTTACAAGCTGCAAAAACTTTAGCGCCAAAAGACACAACGCAATTGGCAAACAATTTAACATTGTCAGCAAGGCGTCCAACCAACAAAGACAGGAGATCAAAATACATAACGCAATCAGATACGGTTATCGCAATCGTGACTACAAAAGCGTTTCCTAAAAAGAAAAGACAAGCATTTTATGAAGAAAATAAAACATTATATGAATCAGATAAAAAAGCATATGCAAAGAAATTTAAGAAATTCGCTCAATCTATAAATTTTCCATATGATGCCAGAGCAATAGCGCAAGAGTTTGGCACGGCTAGAAATCCAGCCCATTCATTTATGAGGCCAGCGTTAGAATCGCAATCGCAAGCTACAGTAAAAAAACTTGGTGAAGTTCTGGCAAGACGAATAAACGAATACAACAAGGTGAAAACATGACAAGACTATCAAGCGCATTAGGAACTGGCGCACAATTACGCATTAAGCAATTTGATCTTGGAGGTCATACCTTCAAAGTGCGAGTGCCACTGGTGTCTGAAAGTGATGCCATATACGCACGAATAATGAAGCCAGACAGCACAACGGTAGACAAGATTTATGTTGAATTGACAAAATCATTGGATGAATTTAAATCTGCTGAAAACTCAGAATTGGTTTTTACAGAAAATGATGTAGTGGTGTCTGGTCGTTCAATGCGCGAGGCAGCGACAAACAAAGCAATGATGGAAGCCCGTATCACAGAGATGGTGCGTCTGCTTCAAGCAGAAAATCCTGTCAACAATTTGGACGACATTACATACGCTGAGATTGAACAAGAATGGCCTTTGAGTGTGCAACGTGAGTTGGTTGAAAAAATTGCTGAAGTAATCAGCCCCACTTACCGGGAGATACGGGGAAACTAATCGGCTCGTTAAAGGAACAAGTCGCGGCTGCGATGATCTTTAACGGGCATACACCCGAATCTATTGCCAATCTTGACCAGATCACCATGCTGCAAATCCAAACACTTTATGCTGATGGAACAATTGGCAATCATGGATTGCTGTCGCAGCTTGCAGTTTTGACAACGGGCATCTTTAACTACATAAGACCGCCCAATGCAGCCCCCTACAAGCTGTCTGGTACGCTTGGCGCGGCACATGACTACTTATGCCCTCCAGCAACAAAAGAACAGCTTGCAGCGCAGGCTAATGACAGTCTGTTATCGTTGATGGTGCAAGCACCCGGATTCAGCAAAGAAAGATTCAAAAATGGCTAATATTGCACGACTTGCGGTACTCCTTGGCCTTAACAGTGCCGAGTTTGTCGCCGGCATAGCGGCTGCTGGCAGAAAGTTAGATCAATTTGCAAGTACAACTGCTGGTGCAGCTAAAAATGCAACATTGTTACTAGGTGCTGCATTTGTTGCTGCAACATATAAAGCTGTAGCATATGCAGATGAACTTAGTGATGTTGCTGCTGCAAATGACATAGCAATAGATTCAATTATAAAGCTGACAAATGCGTTAGAAAATTCTGGTGGCAAGGGCCAAAACGCTGGAAAAATGATTGCCAGTTTTGCAGACTTTGTAGACAAAGCAGCAAAAGGCTCATTTGAAGGACAAAAAACATTTAGCGATTTAGGCATATCTCTTAAAGACATTGGCAGTATGTCTACGCAGCAGTTGTTGCTTAAAACGACTCAAGCAATAGCGGACATGGAAGACCCGTTAACCCGGAACGCACGGGCAGCAGACGCATTTGGTAAAGCCGCCAAAGGCGTAGACATGGTAGATTTTGCCAAAGGATTAAAAGAAGGTAAAGGCGCAACGCTTGAACAAGAGCAAGCCATTAAAGATGCGGCACAGGCATTTGATTTATTTAAAAACGTAGGTAGAGAAATTAGCTTATTGATTACTGAATCATTAGGCCCAAGTTTATTAAAATTAGGTCAATGGTTAAAAGCCTTAGATATATCTAATTTGTCATTTACTATTTTTGGAAAGTTTATTGGGTTTGGCACTGGTAATGATCCTACGGTTCGAATTGTAGAATTAAGCAAAGAAATTGCTAAGCTAGGAAAACAAAGAGAGTTAGTGCTGGATAGCCCAATGCTTTTGTCAGGAATTGACAGAGAAATATTGGCCCTGCAAAGAGAACAAGACGCATTAATTGCAATTCAAAGAATTAAAGCAGATGAATTTTCTAAAAGTCAAACAGAAGAAAAAATAAATGAGCCTAAAAGACAAATAACGCCGGGTGTTGATACCAAAGCAATGGCGGCAGCAAAGGCGGCAGAAGCTAAAAACTTTGAATTAAAAAAAGCAAAATTAGAAGAAGAATTTTCCATAGCAAATCAATTTAGAAATGAACAGCAAACATTAGATAATGAATATGCAAAGAAAAAAGCAGAAGCAGATTTAGAGCGTTTGCATAAAGATAAAACTGAAGAAAATAAATTTGCACTTACAAACTGGATAATTCTTAACGCAAAATTATTTGTAATCAAACAAGAATACGAAGAAAAGAAAAGAACATTAGTTTTTAAAAATATAGCAGAGCAAGCAGCACATGAAATAGCAAGTGCAGAAGAGGCAGCTATAGCCATTGCTAATTTAAATGCTTTCTATTCAGAAGGCAATACATCAATACGAGAAAAGCAAGAACTAGACAAAACATCTTTAATTCGCGCTCAAGAAATGTTTAAATTAGAGCGTCAAGGAGTTTATTTAAAAGCAGAAGAGTTGCAGCAAGAAAAAGAATTGTTAGAGCAACAATGGAAATATGCAGATGCTGTTGAAGCCATTATGTCAATGAAAAATCTTGACAGCATGAGCAGGATGGAAGCCCTTGCAAGAGAAGAAAAACTAAATGAAAAAGCATTGCAAAATATACTTGAACGGACAAGAATATTAAAAGCCGAAAAATCAGGCGGCGTTTTTGATGGATTTTTATTTAGGGCGCAGACTTTTGGCAAAGACATGGAAACCAGCTTTGAGGCTGGTGCAAAAAGTTTTGATTCATTAATGGGCAACATGACAAAAGCATTGGATGAATTTGTAACAACTGGAAAATTAAATTTTGGAGATTTTGCAAAGTCAGTTATTAAAGATATGCTTGCAATTCAATTTAGAGCATCTGCAAACAATTTATTTTCAATGCTTGCAAAAGCAGTCTTTTCACCGTCAGTATCTTTAGCAGAACCATTTGCTGGGCCTAAAGCGGATGGTGGGCCAGTTGAAAGCAACAACAGCTATTTAGTTGGCGAACGTGGGCCAGAGTTGTTTGTGCCTCGCAGTGCTGGCGCAATTGTGCCAAATCACTCTATGGCAATGATGGGCGGCTCTACAAACATCACCAACTACAATATTCAAGCAATTGACACCAAATCGTTTGAAGATCGCATCCTGGGCAGCAGTAAAGCAGTCTGGGCAGCAAATGCATATGGCGCTAAAAACTTATCGCTTGGCAGGGGAAGAACATGAGTTTTCAAACCATCTTTGAAATCAGCCAAAGCATTAGCGTCCAGAACCGGCGTACTGTTGGGCAGCAGGTTAGTAGATCAGGCCAGGTACGGGTTGCCGAATACCTTACATCTGTGCCTTGGTCATTTACCGTTAGGCCGCACGCCTACCTTTATTACCCGCAAGTGCGTGGCGTTATCCAGGCCATTGACAACAAAGATCGCCAACTGCCCGAGACAATCACCTTTGCTAGCAGCCTACTAAATTGGTTTACAGCATACAAAGGCGAACTAGTGCAAGCGCAAGTAGCTGCAATGACAATTGGTGCTTATACAGCAAATGGAACCCAGATCACGCTTGGTAACTTACCAAATGGCACACCCGCACAATTGGTATTTAAAGCCGGGGATTTTTTGCAAATTGGTATTTATTCTTATAAAGTAACATCAGATGTTCCATTGGGCAGCACGTCGCCACACCCTCCCGGATCGTCAATTACATTTAACCTGCATCGTCCTATTATTGGCACGCCCACAATCGGCAACGCATTAACCGCAGTTGGCTCAGATTGCACGTTTTATCTACTTGCAGCACAATGCCCAACCTACACACTTAACCCAATGACCTCGGGCGCATTTGTGCAATGGGATGGTGATTTTGTGTTTATTGAGGACATTACAGGATGACTACCGCAATGGCTGCACTGAGCAGCCCATCCATCATCCAAGCCGAATTTATACGGCTCATCACCAGCACGACAACCTATTATTTTTGCAATGCAGCAGCGCCGATTACTGTAGACAGCATGACGTTTAGCAACCTGGGCAGCTTGTTATCCATAAGCGCAATTGACAGAAACATCAAAGCCAGCAGCGCCGATCTTGCAATTTCCCTCACTGGCGTAGACGGCACCAATGTCGCCACAGTGCTTGCCGCAAATATCAAGGGTAGCAATATTGATGTGTGGCGTGGATTCCTAGACAGCAACAATCAAATCATTACAACCCCAACGCAGCAGTTTTTTAAACGCTACTCTGGCATTGTCAGCAATTGCTCAATCACAGAAGATTTCAATGATCAACTGCGAACACGCATTGCCACGGTTGGCATAACCTGCGCCAGCTTTCGGACCATCCTAGAAAACCGCATACAAGGCATTAAAACGACTCCCAAGGCGTGGAATTTTATCTACCCAGCAGACACTAGCATGAACCGTGTGCCGGTGATTGCAGCCACGTATTTTGATTTTGGCAAGCCACCACAATCTGCAACAGTCAGCAGCAATACTTCAAACGTGCAAACAACTGTTGTTGAAAGCGGGAGGGATAGCGGATGATTCGGGAAGCCAACAAACACGATATGCCTGCATTGCTGCAAATGATGCGGGACTACAGCACGCAGACGCCTGTGCCTGCACTACAAGCAGCAGCAGCGCATGATGAAACGCACGTTGCCAACCTGATGACGCAAATGATGGCAGGGCGTGGCTTTGTACTGATCGACAACGAATCCCGAGGTTTTATTGCGGCACTGATTACTACAAACGTCTGGTGCCCAGAAGTTTACGAACTGCACGAACTAGCATGGTGGGTAAAGCCAGAGCATAGAAACGGCACTGTGGGCGGCAGGCTCTGGAAAGAATTTAATCGTTTGGCTACAGATTTAATTGATGACGGGCGCATTGATGTAGCAGTCACGGCTGTGATGGCTAACAACTCATGGATTGATTACACAAAAAGAGGCTACAGCCCCATGCAAGCAACATTTTTTAGGGTGCAGTAATGGTTGCAACAATTATTGCCTATGGCGCAGCACTATTAGGAGGCGGTACTTTTGCGGTAGCAGTCTCAACTTTTGCTGTTAACTTTGCCGTCAGCTATGTTGTTTCTCGGATATTTGCGCCGAACGATCCAACAGCAAACCAACCCGTAGATCAAGGCGTCAGACAACAAGTAGCACCCAATACTACTAACTCAATTCCGATTGTTTACGGCAGCGCCTTTATGGGCGGCACATTTGTTGATGCCGTGCTGACAACAGATCAGAAAACAATGTACTACGTGCTGGCAATCAGCAGCATTAGTCCCAATGGGCAATTTAGTTTTAATCGAACAACTACATCAACAGCCGGTAGTTTTTTAATTGGAACAATTTACACAATTACAACAGTAGGCTCAACTAACTTTACGTTAATTGGTGCATCGGCAAATACTGTAGGTGTTGTTTTTACTTGCACTGGCGCAGGAACCGGCACCGGCACAGCAACAAATAATAATTTTTACTACGGCGACCGGCTAATTACTTTTGATGGCAGCGATTTAACCAAAGTTGTCAGCTTAACAGATGGCGCAGGAAATGTTGATACAAAAATCAATGGTTTCCTTTTTATTAATTTGTACACTTCCACCGATGCAGGGGTAATCACAAACGTAACCGGCACAGCGCCAAGCACTTACATGGGCGGCTCTGACATTGCATCTGCTGAACGCTGGACAGGCACCCGGCAAATGAACGGGCTGGCCTTTGCGATTGTTAAACTGATTTACAGCCAAGACGCTGGCACAACAAATCTACAGCCAATTACTTTTAACGTCACGCAAAATCTAAACAGCACAGGAGCAGCCAAGCCTGGCGATGTGTGGGCAGATTATGTAAGAAACGAAGTGTACGGCGGCGGCATGGCGGCAGCGTTAATTGACAGTGCATCAGCTACAGCACTTAACACCTACGCCGATCAGACGATTACCTTTACCGACAGCAGCGGCAACCCGGCAACTCAAGCAAGGTATCGCATTAACGGCGTTTTAGACACTGGTCAAAATGTACTGGCAAATATTGATCGCATCATGCTTGCTTGCGATAGCTGGAACGCTTATAACGCTGCTTCTGGAAAATGGTCAATTGTTGTCAACAAAGCGGAAAGCACTTCCTATGCTTTTGACGATACCAACATCATTGGCGAAATAAAAGTTAGCCTGACAGACATATCAAATTCAATCAATCAAATTGAAGCCCAATTCCCCAGCAAGCTAAACCGCGATCAAAGGGATTTGGTTTACCTAGAAACTCCCGGTGGTTTGCTTTACGCCAATGAGCCAATTAATAAATTCTCTTGCAACTTTGATTTAATCAATGAGTCTGTGCAGGTTAGCTATTTGGCAAACCGAGTGCTAGAGCAGGCCCGTGAGGATTTGATTGTCAGCATTAACGCAGCGTATCCAGCAATACAGATTGACGCTGGCGATGTGGTGTCCATTACAAATACTAGCTACGGGTGGAGTGCCAAGTTATTTCGGGCAATGAAGGTTAGCGAGATTTCCTTGCCTGATGGAAACCTTGGCGCAAATTTAGAGTTGAATGAATACAACGCTGCCGTTTATGACGATGTTGCAATCACTCAATACAGCCCAGCACCTAACAGCAATCTGTCGTCTGCTAGTTTCTTTTCTGCGTTAAGCGCACCCGTAGTAAGCGCATCACGCCCGACAAACAATGTGCCATCATTTGACATTCAAATTACTACGCCAAGCATAGGACGCACAACAAGACTGACATTGTTTTATTCTACGTTTGCATCACCAACCGCAAGCCAGTGGACGTTGCTGGATACTTTTGTTTCCTCGGCATCGACACCATTAACGCCAAGCACGACATTCACATTTTTAAATTTAATCCTGCCAGCAGGCACGTATTATTTTGGCTTTATTGCTGCAAACGATATTTCACAATCGCAAATCAGCGGCACAAGTTCTGGGCTAGTGTGGGCACCCACAGGCACAGTAGGCACGCAAACGGCAACTGTGTATCTATACCAGTGGGCAAACAGCACGCCAGGCAACCCGAGCGGCAGCAGCACATGGACATGGGCCACAGCATCTAACGCAGGGTACACAGGCGGCAACGGCTGGGCAGTGGCAATACCTGCTAACCCAGGCACAGCAGGAACCTATCTCTGGCAAGCCAGCATAAGCATTTCAGCGCCTGCAAGCACGGCTACAACAACCGTATCATGGGCCAGCGGGTTTAGCGTTCAAGCAATTGCTCAAAACGGCGCTACAGGGGCCACAGGCGCCACGGGCGCAACTGGAGCCACAGGCGCAACTGGAGCAACTGGAAACACGGGAAACAGCGCAGTCATTTGTTACGCCTTGTACGCTGGCAATCCAACAGTCACCGGCGCAGCAGTTACCATTGCTGGGACGGGTTTGCCAAACACAACCAGTTTTTCGCCTACGTCTGCTACTGCATTTACCTATGCCGTGCAAAGCCCTGGCGCATCGCAGGCAATGTTCCAAAGCGATGGCATTTACTATCCCGTTGCCAATCAAACAATCTGGAACACGCCATATTTGTCAAATCTAAAGGTTGGCAATCTATCTGCAATCAGCGCCGATCTTGGGACAATTACAGCAGGAACAGTAACAGGAGCATTGATACAAACGGCAGCAAGTGGGCAAAGAGTTATGATGGATAACTCCACAAACTCATTAAAAGTTTATAGTTCAGCAGGCGGCGTAATAATTGAAACTGGTGGCAGTCTAGGTACGTTGTACATTAATTCTAATGCCACAACTTTCCCAGCATCAGCAGCAATAATTAACACAAATTTAGCTCCTGCAATCTACGGCAACAACACCACGGGGACAAATAGTTTTATATTTACTGCTGGTGTTTATGGTTTAGGCAGCGCAGCAAATGGTGTTTGTGGACAATCAACATCAACAGGTGTTGGCGTCTATGGCGTTGCAACACAAACCGGAGCCACTAATCATGGCGTGCGTGGAGTAAATACAGCATCAAACGGCGGCACAGTTACATCGGGAATTGTTGGTGCAGCAAATGCGTATGATTTTTATGCGGACGGGGCTGGCACTAACTACGGGCCATTTACTGGCGCTCACGATGTATTAGTCACAGTTGGAGTAAATATTCCAATTGGTTACATTGTTTGTGACGTTCAATTAATTATTGCCAAAAATATCAGCAACACATTATTTGAAGTGGCTATGTCTGCGTCAGCTAATCAAGTACCTGTTGGAATAATGGTTGTCAATAATGGCTTGTTGGCAAATGCACAACCTGCCGCTTTTATTGAAAAAGTTGAGTGGATAGAAATTGACGGCAAACTGACAAGCATTACCGTCATGTATCCAGAATATGACGCCAACAAGGATTTGTACAATTATTGTGCAGCCAACGCTGTGGGCGAAGGCCAAATGTATGTGTGTGGAGAATCAGGCAACCTTGCCGCAGGTGATTTGATTGTTACCAGTTCAGTTGCCGGTGTCGGCATGAAGCAATCTGATAACATTGTGCGAAACACTACAGTAGCAAAGGCTCGGCAGGCCATGACGTTTGCGGATGCAACAACGCCAACTCTAATCGCTTGCATCTATCTTTGCGGATAAAGTAAAATTACATTACAAGACAAGAATCGTAGCCCTGCGAGTTAGCGGGGAGCGTCACCACCCGAGCAGGGGAACATCTTGGCAAAGTTTTCTAAGAATACGATATCGCAAGTATCGGGGTTTGACAATCCCGTTATCGCTGGCGAGTTAGTCTACAACCAACAAACGTACTGGAACCTGACGCTCACCGCAGCAGACTCAGCAGGCGTCCAGCAACCCGTAGACTTAACCGGCGTCACCATCAACGCCCAAATCCTGCGGCGCACTGTTACAAATCTAATTGATACCCGCAATGGTTTAGTTTTTGATATCGGCAATTTCACGCCGACACCTACGGCAGTTGCTTTAACCGTCAGCAACATTGTCACAGCGGCAGGTTCATTCACCATTACGATTGACGACTCTACATGGGGCTTGTTAACCACCGATGCTGAACTAGGCATTGACGTTACCAATCCAGTTTGCTTTTCTGGACGCATCAAGATTTCATTCCCCGCTAACTCGCCTACGCCTGCCGAGGACAACATCATTTTTCTGATGTTTTTGGTACGGTCAGACGGCATCATAAAAATCTAAGGGGAAACAATCATGGCAAATATGCAAGTCACGGTAGTCGACGGCAACAATGTCACTGTTAGTTTAGATCGTGGAGTGGCAGGGGTTGGAATTGCAAGCATTTCATTGGTTGTTATTAACAACGCTAATTATTTGTTGATCACTTACACAAACGGCACGACTCAAACAGTTGGGCCTGTAGGGGTTATTCAATATTCTGGCACTAGCCCAATAAATATTAATGGATCAGTTATCAGTTTGACAACGGTGCCGATTAATTTGGGTGGCACTGGGCAGACAACAGCCGCTGCTGGCCTTAATGCTTTGCTACCGGCGCAGACAAGCCAGGCCAACAAGTATCTTCAGACAGACGGCACAAATGCTTCCTGGGATGCCGTCAGCCTGTCTACTGCCGATATCACTGGCATTTTGCCCGTAGTCAATGGAGGCACCGGAGTAGGAACAAGCACAGGCTCTGGCAACACCGTCCTATCTACTTCCCCGACTTTGGTAACACCCGTGCTTGGGACGCCAGCATCAGCAACGCTCACCAACGCTACAGGATTGCCCGTAGCAACCGGCATCAGCGGGTTAGGCACAGGCGTAGCCACATTCCTTGCAACGCCTTCTAGCGCCAATCTAGCAGCAGCATTGACAGACGAGACAGGCACAGGCGCAGCCGTATTTGCAACCAGCCCGACACTTGTCACGCCAGCCCTTGGCACTCCAGCATCAGGCGTGATGACAAACGTCACCGGCACAGCGGCTGGTTTGACTGCTGGCAACGTCACTACCAATGCAAACTTGACCGGTGCAATAACCTCCACAGGCAATGCAACATTATTAGGCTCATTTACCTCTGCCAATCTTGCCAGTGCTTTGACTGACGAAACCGGCACAGGTGTGGCTGTATTTGCAACTTCTCCGACCCTTGTGACACCTAACCTTGGCGTAGCAACTGGCACATCCTTTCAGGGCATTATTGGCAACGTCACGCCTGCGGCTGGCACATTCACCACAATTACGGGCGCTATTTTAAGCCGAGTAGTAGTTATTGCAGACGCAATATCCATCACGGTCAACGTTGACACAACCGACATTGCAACCCAAGCCAACACGCAAGCGGTAGGCACCTTGACTATCAATGCGCCAACTGGCACAGCAATCAATGGTCAAAAGTTCATCCTGCGCCTCACCAGCACCAACGTGCAGACCTTTGCGTGGAATGCCGTGTTCCAAGGCTCTACGGACATTAGCCTGCCGACTGCATCAAGTGGTGGCGGTTTAACCGATTACGTCGGATTTATCTACAACAGCACCTCTTCAAAATGGCAAATGATTGCCAAGGTCTTTGGCTTCTAAGGAACTGACATGATCAAGATTGACTTTGAAATTAACGGCTTTCGTGACGCTCTGCATTTGGCTGATGACCACGGGATGACTGACGCCGAGATCGAGGCGATGAAGCAAGCCCGTTATGACAAGTGGGATGCCTACGTCAAGAACCCTCCTGTAGTGGTTGATGCACCTGTTGAGGAGTAAGCATGGCAGCACGATTTTGGGTAACGGGCGGTACAGGTAACTGGAACAGCACAACCAACTGGTCTGCAACCACTGGCGGCGCTTCTGGTGCATCTGTTCCTAGCACTTCTGACACTGCAACATACGATGCCTCATCTGGGGCTGGCACAGTCACGCTTGACATTAGCCCAACGATTCAGACCCTGACTTGCACGGGTTTTACGGGCACGCTTGCTTTTGGCACAAACACGATCTCACTGAACAGCACGGGCACAATTTTTACGGGCGCTACGACCATGACGGTTACTGGGACGCCGTTGATTATTTGTACTGCCACTGTTACGACCACAGCAAGAACAATTACACCAACAGCGGTTACAGAGGCCAATAGTATTTCGTTCAGGTTTACCAACAGTACGGCGGCGCTTACTCTGACCGCTGGTTCGTATCGCGATTTAGATTTTACTGATGGTACAACTTCAGCAGGGTTTGGCGGTACATGGAACAATTCAGTTATTACAATTTTTGGTAGTTTAAAATTGTCTACATCTGGAATGACGGTTCCAGATGCCGCAGGTACTTTAACATTTGCCGCAACTACAGGCACAAAGACAATTAACTCAAATGGCGTCACCATTTCACGCCCATTCACCTTCAACGGTGTAGGCGGTACTTTCCAGCTTCAAGATGCATTGACTTCCGGTGCTACTCGCACTTGTACGCTGACAAACGGCACGTTGGATTTAAACGGATACACACTGACTACGGGCGCTTTTAATTCTTCCAACAGCAACACTAGAACATTGGCATTTGGTTCAACTGGAAAAATTGTAGCCACAACAAACAGTGGAACAGTATGTGTAACAAGCACCGCAACGGGATTAACCGTAACAGGAAGCAAACGTGTTGAATTAAATTACAGCGGAAGCGTAGGAACCCGCACCATATCTGGCGCACTTACAGCCACCGTAATTGAAGGAGTAAATCTTTTAGATTACTATATTACCGCTGGTACAGACACTATTGTTGTTACCTCTTCTAGGTCATATGGCGATATTGATTTTTCTAACGGTGGCACAAGCACATTTGCGGGAAGTCTCTCAGCGGTTACTAACACAACTGCCATTTATGGAAATTTAATTTTAAATTCCGCAATGAGCTTGGGTAGCGGAACTGATGCGGTTCAAATGAAAGCTACGTCAGGCACAAAAACAATCACTAGCGCAGGTAAAACATTAGATTTTCCACTCACATTTAACGGAATTGGTGGCTCATGGGCAATGCAAGACGCCCTGACGCTTGGCTCAACCAGAGCACTGACAATGACGAACGGCACGTTGCAACTCAAGTCAGGCACAACCAGCACAGTCGGCTCGTTTGCCACATCAGGCACAAACCAAAAGTTTTTGTCAGCAACAACACCCGGATCACAAGCCACTCTTTCTGATGCCAGCGGCACAAACAGTGTGAGCTACCTCACCATCCAAGACAGTGCCGCAACTGGCGGTGCGGTGTTTCAAGCCTTTACGTCAAACTTTAATGTTGATGCTGGCAATAATACTGGGTGGAAATTTAATAATGCCGGTGGTGCTTTTCTAATGTTTTTCTAAAATATCATGGCTAAAAAAATGATCAGTGAAACCGAGGCCAAGCTGGCTACGCATGAGGCTATCTGTGCCGAGCGTTACGAAAGCATCCAAAAGAGTTTTGCTGCTGGCTCAAAGCGCATGGCAAAGCTGGAGTATCTGCTTTATGTCGTGATTGCAGCAGTTCTGTTTGGGCCAGGCGTAGCGGCTGAGTTTGTCAAGAAAGTAATAGGGTTGTAGTGTGGAGTTTTTTGAAGCACTGGCAAAAGGTTGGCCCATGTTGCTGGCGCTGATAACGCTTATCATTGTGCTGGCAAAAATGGATATAAAGATTGCTGTGCTGGAAGAAAAAGTTAAATCGTTGTTTGAGATATTTAACAGAAAAGACAAATGATTGATCTGACCAAAGCCATTGGAGCAGTCGCAGCCAGCATTGCAGCCATTGGCGGCGGTTACACCTTGGCAGACAAATTTGGTTGGTTTGACCGGGCAATCCTTGAATGGTCACCAGAGCATTTTAAGATCACAGCAGCGGCAGGGCAACCTATCAATGTCACGGTGGCCAGGATCAAAAAGCGGGATGATTGCTCGGTGGAGAATTTTACGCCAAGCATCCGTGACGCCGCAGGCATGGTGCATGAGGCAACAACAACGGCAAGTAAGTTCAGCGGCCCAGCGGGGCCAACGATTGATACGTTTACATACCAACTCACGATGGTGAAAAAAGAAAAAATTGCACCGGGCACAGCCACACTGCTGGCAACAATCAAGTACAAATGCCCGGAGGGTGAGCGTGTGGTTCAGTACCCCCGCCATGCAAACTTGTCATTTTTATTGGAGAAATAATGGACTGGCTTAAACAGATTGCACCAACTATTGCCACCGCAATGGGTGGCCCCTTGGCTGGCATGGCGGTATCAGCTATTAGCAAAGCTATTGGTGTTGACCCCGAAAAGGTTGGCGACTTAATTAGCAGCAACAAGCTAACCGCCGACCAGATCGCACAAGTCAAACTGGCTGAGATTGAGCTGCAAAAGCAAGCGCAGGAGCTTGGCCTAAATTTCGAGAAGCTAGAGGTGGAAGACCGCAAGTCAGCAAGGGATATGCAGTCTGCCACCCGGTCAATGATGCCACCCATACTTGCTGCGGCTGTGACCATTGGATTTTTTACCATCATGATTATGATGTTTTTTAACAAGATTGACTCTAGCAACCCGGCTATCTTGATGATGCTGGGAAGCTTGGGAACCGCTTGGACCGGGATAATTGCTTATTATTTTGGCAGCAGCGCCGGGAGCCAGGCTAAAACAGATTTGCTAAGTAAAAAATGACGCCTCACTTTAGCCTTGCAGAACTAACGCACACTGACCACCGCAGTCTGGACAACACGCCAAATGCACAGGAGTTGGCTAACCTTCAGCGCCTGGCTGAGTTTCTGGAGACAGTCAAATCAGCACTTGGCGGCAAGCCCATAATGATCAACTCAGCCTTTCGCAGTAAGGCCGTCAATGACGCCGTAGGAAGCAAAGATACCTCTCAGCATAGGCAAGGCTTGGCTGCTGATTTCCGAGTGCCTGGCATGGCTCCTGACGCCGTTGTGAGGGCAATCATTTCAGCCAAGTTGCCGTTTGATCAGATCATTAGAGAGTATGACGCTTGGACGCATATCAGCATTAGCGACAAGCCCCGGCGTCAAGCACTAATTATTGACAAGGCTAGCACTCGGACATTCGCATAAGTATCCGATACGCAGCGATGGCGTCCTTGAGGTCGCCTCGCAGCTGCTCAAGCTGGTCCTGCTGTTGCTGCAACTTTAGGTAAACCTCAAGCGCAAATTTATCGAGCGTCTGGCGATCCCAGGCTGCGAAATTCGGTAGATCGTTCAATTTGATTCCTCATCCATTGCGGTCCCAGACGTGCTAATGCAATGCGCTGGCTTTGGGTCAGTTTGATTGAGTAGACCACGGTCAGTGGCTCACCTCCACGCTTGGCCTTGTCGATGCGTTTGTCTCTCATGGGCGTTTCCTAGGCAATGGTGCCCAATGCGTCCAGAACTGCGTCTCGCATTGCCATTTCAAAAGGCATTTTTAAGACGCCGAAAAGCATCGTATCGCTCATGTCCCCTCCTTAATGTTGTGGGCGGCTTCAATGGCACGGGCAAACTCCATCAATGCGCCATCGTGGTCGGCGGGGATGCTGCTGGGCATCAGGTTCAATATTGTGCTGGCAGTCAGTTCTACCCACGGGCGCTGGGGTGGGGCGGTGTAAAGTTTAGTGTCATTTGGCACAGCAGTATGAAACTGGCAGTAGCCGTACTCGTTTTTCACGTGATCCGCTGCCGTTGTCGCCACCGGCTTGGCTTGTCTTAGGTTAGTCATGTCCCCTCCTTAATGTGGTGAGCGGCTTCGGTTTCAAACACCAAGGCATCACTCCAAGCAAGATTTGGGTTTCTTATCATTGCTTGATTGGCTCTTGTTTTTACTGCAAGCCTTTGATTTTTTGTCAGCGGCTGGCGTTGCAATGACAACGGTTGAAGGGTAAAGATGGACATTATTTCGTAAACGCCGTCTGTTGGCGGCGGGTTATCAATGTCAGCAAACCATCCTTCTCGGCAAGGTATGAGTTTTCCAATCGGCTCGGCTTCCTGCTCTGGCTGTGCTGACTTTTTAGCTACCCACGCAAGTCCAGTGTATGTCGGCTCGTACACGTAGCCAAGTGACTTTAAAATTTCTACCGCTTCGTTTGCAGCCGGTTGATAAAACGCTGGCTGCACTGGCAGGGGTGATGGGCCCGGGTCAACCAAGCCAATAATTTCGCTCATGGCCTGCTCCCTGCTGATGCCGTCGGGAGGCAAATATCTACATACTACGGACAATATGGCTTCCAGCGTTTGGCTGTCATTTGTTTGTTTCTTTTGTGAATAAACCTGCCCGCATTTATGGCACTGCACAACGCCGTTAAACGGATTCCACTTGACCGCACTCGCGTCCGTGTAACCGCAACAAGGCAACGCCTCCAGCGCCTGTTGCATTACGTCTCTGTTACTCATTTCGTTACTCCTTAATGTTGTGGGCGGCTTCGATGGCTCGGGCAAATACAAGCGTCCAATCTTGATTTCCGTGTGCTGTCAAAACCACTTGTTGAATCTCCTCATCCGTCAGCGGCTTGCGCTGCACTGACCTCTTGCCATCGGCAAACCCTCGCTGGTACACGATCGACAGCGTGTCGGCAGCAGCGTCCAGCTTGGCTTGCGCTGCTTGGCGCTTTGAATTAAATCCTGTCATTTCATTCTCCTTCCAATTTCTGCTGCTGCGCGGACAATGGCGCGGCGGGTGGCTGCGTAGGGGTCTTTTTCGTTGTGGCTCCAGATGACAATTTCTTTTGCACCGTCATGCAAAGGCGCGGCGCTTACATAGTTGTCGTACCTACCAACAATGATTTGCAACTGCACCGCCAGCCGCAGCGCATCGCCATCGTCGGTGAGAGGGTTCCACTGGTTAAACTCAATCCGCATCTTTGCCTCTTCCAGCCCACAAGCCTTCGCCGCCAGTTCGAGTAGTTCTTTGTCCATATCACATCTCCTATAAACCAGAATCGGCCAGTGCTTCGGCCAAGAATAAAAGAAACAGGCTGCGGTGTATATTCAAGGCGCTGTTCCAGCCATCATTTCTTTCAACAACTTCTGTGTAATCACATACAGCACCCACAAGTATAAAATTTGATATTGTGTACATCATCCTTGGCTGCACGTTTTCGGAAGCATCCCGCAGCGCCGTGCTAATCGGGCCGTACTGGAGGTGCTCGTCATCCGGGTGGATGCGAAAGTCGTCACCCTTGTAATCTGCGGTAGGAATGTACGCAGCATCTAACCAGCCGCCTCGATCATTAGTTTGTATCCTCGCTCCACGGGCGGCAGCGTGTAGTAAGCGGCTCATATCAAATACCCCGCAAAAAAGGACAGCGCCACCAGCGCCAGCAGCGCGAGGACAATTGCCAAGGCGGTGTCAATCCAGCCGTAGGCAAATAAATCTTCAATCTCATCGTCTTTCATTTGGCTTCTCCTTTAGTTATTGCTGCTCGGGCAATAGCTTGGTACTCGTAGTCCATTGCGTTTACAGTGCCGATCCAGTTTAACGCCGCCAGCAGTTCCTGATTCACTGCATGGAGTCGGCGCAGTTCGGCGGCGGCTTGGCGTTTGCTGCATTTGGGGTTTGGTTTTCGCCCCATGTCGCCATCGTCAGCCATGCTAATCAACCTGTGCGCTAACCATAAGGCTTCTGGTTGTGTTGTCATTTCTGTTCCCTCTCTTTCAGCATGGCATTTGCCATTTCGTAGGCAATTGCTGCGACTGTCCCGGTGGTGTTGCCCTGCCATGACGGGTCAACTAAAAGAGCCCCCATCGCTTTGCCAGCAAAGTAATCGCGCAGGGTCATGCCTTTGTCGTTCCAAAGATTACCTGCACCGCCCTCATTGGGAAACGCTGGGCCTCCTGTGCTTGTTGTCATGTCAACTCCTTCAGTTGTGCCTGTAACCGCTTGTGGAAACTATCCTCGCCATCATCGCAACTCAGCAGCCAGTCAATGCGCTGTGCATAAACGTAAGCCAGCTTTAGTGCCTTTACAGCCTTCTCAAATTCAACGATGGTTTCGGGGCTGTAGTGCCGACCAATGTTGTTGCCCCACTCATCCTTCTCGGTGCTGTCGTTGGTCAGTATCTCGCTACCTATGTCATCTGCTATGTCAAGCAAACGGTGCTGTTTGTAGTTAAAGTGTCCGCCACTCATTCCCATGCTCCTTCTTCAAACTCGTTTACATGTTCCAGTGCAAAGATCATTAGCTGTTTGATCACACCGGGTGTAATCTTCACATTTGATCCTTCTCCATCAACAAACCTGATCCAATCACCATAAACTTGAAGCTTACGTGCGTTGTCTATCTCTGCCCCGTCAGAACTAAGGTTCATGTCCGATTCCCCCGTGCCGTTGTTGCCCTGTCAAAGGCTCTAGATAAGTCTCTGTTGCGATCTTTGGTGCCGATTGGTATACGGGCCTTGGCAAACAGGTTTGCGTTAGCCTCGGCCTCCTCAAATGATTTAGCAAGCCACACTGCCTCAGAGCGGTGTTTGCGTTTAGCAATCGCCTGCTTGATTTGCGAGTCAGTTGCTTTTTTGGTAACTTCTTCGAAGTCGCTCATGCGGATTTCTCCTTAAAACGGTATGTCATCTTCGTTGTCTTTTGGCAAGCCTTGATATTGTTCTTTTGGCTTTGGGTCATTTAGATATGCCCAGCCATCCCAGCCGCCTTCCTTCAATGGGATAACGTCCAGCTTCAACATCTCGCCTCGCTGAGTTTGAATGATGCTACCGATACGTTGATAACGGTTTTTCTTTTCGCCTTGAGCATTGGTGTATGTTCCAACTACGCAGCTAATTTCTTTTGAGATTGCCATTTTTTTCCTTAGTAAATGTGTTGTTCGCTGATTTCTTTAAGCACTTGGTCGTAATAAACCCGTGCCGCTTCGACTTTGGTTTTTATCTTGTCTTCCATTACCGTGTCTCTGACGTATGGCACAACCGTCACACGCAACTCGCGGTTGATGTGGTCAACTTTGTGAAACGTTTTGTTTTCCCAACCAATTAGTTCCTCGGGAGTGTTGACTAAGCAATAAGCAATGTCTGCCCGTGGCTTTTCCCACAACCACATATAGGCTCTTAGCTGCCATTCGTAGCCCTTGTCTTCACCTTGTTCCGCAAGCACTGGAAATGTTGTAATGCACCAGCTTGATTTAATGTCAATAATCCTGTCATCCGCCACAATGTCAGCCTCGCCAGTAATCCATTCGTTTTTGCGGCGTTCAGTGTTTTTTGCATAACTGGATAAATGCACAGCGTTGTAAAGGTCAATGGATTCATCTTCAACTTGGATGCCTTTGTCCATGTACTTGCTGCTGATGCGTTCGTCGTAGCCATAGACAAATTCCTTTGCCAACTTAGTGACGTAGGTTTTAGCACCAACAGACAATTCATCTTTGCCTTTTCCATCGGTCATGATTGCTGACAAGGCGCTGGCTCTAAACAGGATGCTCATAGTGTTGCCTTTCTTGCGTCTTTGGCCTTGGTAATCTGATCACGGGCAGCTTGGTCATCACCAACAGTTTTGATTCCCTTAAAAAAGGCTTCTTTAAGTTGTTCATGCGTAAAGCAATCAGCAATGTCTGCCAGCAGTGCTTTGATCGTGGCGTCTGTCACCTTGGGTACTGGCTTGCTGCCAGCATTGCCATCGTCATCCTCTGGTGCGATTCCGCAAGCCGCCATCAAGCTGTACCGCCTGGCATACGTCAATGCAGACCCGTAGCCCTGTGGATCGTGTTTAGCAGCGGGAACGTGCAGCTTTCCGCACTCAAGCATTTCACCAGACTCATGCACAAACACGGTTTCCACCGTCACACCAGCATCGTCCAGGCTGTTGCGCTGGATGAGTGCTATGCCGTTATCGTTTAAACCGCCTATGACCGCTTCAACGCAAGCAGCCAAGTCAGCGTACCGACTCTTGAAATGCGGGTTCGTAGCGGTCTTCAGGGCAGGCCCAAAGGCTTTCTGTGCTTTCACCAAAGCAGAGGCTATTTGTTTCATAGTGTTATTTCCTTGATTTCCAATGGTTCTTTGGTTTCAGAAAACAGGTTAATTTCTGTCTTGTTGCCTTTCTCATCAGTGACGATCAGCTTGCGCCGCCAAAACAACCCGCCAGAGCTGGTGGGCAGTGCATTTGTCTTGGTCAATTCCAGGGTCGTGATTCGGTGAAGCGTGATTGTTTGCATTTCATTTCCTTTCGTATGCAAGTTCAATTTCAAGTTCTTTGATGTGTTTCGTAGCGTTCGCAAGCAAAAAAGACATCTCGCGCAATTTGCTGTGCAGCATTCCAACCTCAAACGCCAGCCTGTCCTCGGGTGGTGAACCTGCATACGCACGGTTGGCAATGTCTGTAATTCCAGACAAGATATCTTCGATTTTCATGATTTTTTACAAAAGTGAATAAGGTTGTTCATGATTGTTTGTATGTTTTTAAGTTCTGTATGCTCTAAATCTTTGTAATAGGCATCAATCATTTCTTTATAAAACAGTTGGTCTTCGGGTATTAATTCCTGATATGCGCGGTTAGCTAAAAACGCTATATTAAAAAAGGTTTTTTCGCAGATATCAGCTATCTCTGGATTACCGCCGGCCAGTCTAGCCTTGTCAATAAGATTTTTTTGTTCCGTGACCAGGCGGTCAATAGGACTTGGATTTTCATATCCAGAATTAAGTTGATCAATCACAATTGCACTTTCTGAGTCTTCCGACCCGTTTTGGTAAAACATTGGACACTGCCGTTCTCCAGCTGCGTCCACCCTGCGTTATCGCCACACATTTCCTGTGCAGCACGTTCAAACCTCGCCTGCGCTCTTTGTTCTGCTTGCGTAGCCTTGGCATCATTTGCCGCATCCATTGCAGCCTGGTGATCGCTAGGGCCGTCAAGCAGGTATGCCGTGGACAACACCAATGCTGTTAAAGATGCCAGCGTCCAATTGATTGCGTGATTCATTCTGCGTTCCTATCTTCGTAGCGTTCCTGTCCACGGTCGTACTGGTCATGTTCAGCCTGGACCGCCATGTCCTCCAAAGCTTCTTTCTCAATGGTTGCCGCCAAATCCCCGATGACCTCGCTGATATCAACGCTTTCAACCAAAGCCCAGATAAGTTCGACAGCTGCTGCACTGCCAGGGTGATCAAAAGTAGCGCGTTCTTCTTCCTCGAAAGCTAAGTAGCAATCTAGCACCAAGCCGCCAGCAGTCTCAAAGCGGTGGTTATACAGACCCTTCAGGTCTTCCTTAGTTGGCTTGTAGCCAGCCGTCCAGACAGGGGCGCTCATGCCATCTCCCCTAGCTGCTCACTGGCAGCAGCCAGCTCAGAGACCGACAGCGCAGAGCCATCGGCGTGGTAGACACGGGCGTTGCCGCCTTCGCCGCCCAGATCAAACCAGCAGGCCACAATCGTGGACAAGCTGGTAGACCGACAGAGTACAAAGCAGACGGTGGACCGACAGAGATCTACACGGTCAGAGTAGCCGCTTACCCCTGCGTCATTGACGCAGAGGATGTAACCGCCCTTTGAGGCGGCGTGGATGGTTGGGGTCTGTGCGACCCCGTTGACAAATTTGGTCACAGTGACGGGTGATGAGTACATGATGTTCTTTCAGGGGCCGAAGCCCCGTTTGGTTTTAGTTGGCCCTGGCTGCTGCGGCAGCGTAGAGGGGATGGTCAGCAAACAACACTACTTGGCCGCGCTCAAAATAATCAGTCATTGAATCGGTGTTGTTGACGTATTCGTCACTGAAGATGCGACCCAGTGCGCGGTCATAGTCTTTGGAGTACAGAACAACGCACTCTTGGCCATCGGTGCGGGTGTATTGCGAGTAAAAAACGCGAGCCTTGTCAGTGCCGTTTGTTACGTTAAATTTGTTGAACTTGATCATGATGTTTTCTAAAAGACCCCTGCGGAATTGCGTTGGGGATTGACTGCATCATAAGCCAGCTTAAATCATTGCGTCAACTACTTTGTTAATCCCCTTAACTTTAGTCAGGTATTGACAGCTCTCACTCTGTAAAGCTGGCTTACAATCGGGCATGACTAAAGAACAGGCGATCACTCTTGCTGGCTCCCAGGCCAAGCTGGCGGCATTGCTAGAGATCAATTCTGCTGCTATCAGCCAGTGGACAGAGATCCCAGAGGCACGGATTTGGCAGCTGAAACTGTTGCGACCAGGCTGGTTTGTGCTGTAAAATTCAATTTACACGGCTAGGGTAGCTCCCGAAAAGACGATTCTGATACCGTCCTGCCATCAGTGTTCAAGTATCGGCAACCTACATCAGTAAGGTTAAACAGTGGCAACACTAACGCTCAAAAAGCCAAAACACATTGGCAACATCCCCCTTGAAAACATAGCTTTAAAGTTTGTCGTTATGCGGCAAGCCAGGTCAACTAAATCCTTTAGGTTTAGCTGTTACCAAGACTCATTTGATGCAGCACTAAAAGAAGCCACACGGCTTGCAAAAAACTGCCAGACTGAAAGATTCCTTGTTCTAAAGGTTTGTGGTTCAAAAGAATGGGGCGAGACATGAAGCGACCATCGTTTCAGTTTTACCCAGCCGATTGGCTGCGAGACACTGCCTTGCGATCTTGTTCACCAGCTGCGCGTGGCCTATGGATTGACATGATCTGTTTCATGCACGAAGGTAATCCATATGGACACCTTAAGGTTGGCAACAAGGTTATCCTTCCACTCAACCTTGCTAGCATGGTCGGGGCAACCTTGCCTGAAGTTATAGGTTGGCTGGATGAGTTGAACCAGGCTGGTGTTTACGACTTTGCTGAAGGAGGTGAAATCTACTCTAAGCGCATGGTCAGAGACGAATGCCTGCGAAACAAGAGGGCAGAGGGTGGAAAACTAGGTGGAAACCCTAACTTGAAGGTTAACCTTGAGGATAACCCCGAGGTTGGAAACGAGGTTAAACAAAAACCAACCCCTTCTTCTTCTTCTTCTTCTTCTTCTTCTTTATTAATACCAGTAGCTAAAGCTACTTTGTCCACAGCAAAGCTGATGGCCTGTCCGCAAGAGGAGATTTTGAAACTTTGGGCAAAGCATTTACCGCACTTGGCGCAGCCGCGAAGCTGGGAGGGGACACGCAGAGCAACCACCAAACAGCGATGGAGCCAGGCCAGCAAGCCGAGCGCATACAGCCCTGATGGTTACGAAACGGAAGCAGCAGGCATCAAGTGGTGGGACAGCTTTTTCAACTACATAGCGAAGAACACCAGCTTGGCAAACGGTTTTGAGTCTGAAGGCAGAACGTGGCGGCCTGATCTGGAATGGGTTTTGAACGCCCGAAATTTTCAACGCATTATTGACGGAAAGTACACAAAATGAGTTTTGCACCACCAGAATCAAAGAACCGTGATGACGGCCCAAGCCTGCTGTGCAGCGTCAACGGATGCGGCAACCTGTGGAGCGTACGACTGGAAGGATCGCCACCAAAGTGTTCGCATCACCAGTGGGGCGCGAAGCCTGTCAATCAATCAACATCGACGTACAAGAAATGGGCTGACCGCCAGCTGCTGAGTAAGCCTGTTGCTGATTGGTATAAACAACCTGATGAAAAATGGTGAAATATGCCTCTAGCCCTTATAAACATTGACGTTATAGCTACAAAAGGAATAGCATGAACACCGAATTAGAAAAATACGAAAGCAAAATTTTAAGAATTCCAGAATCAGGATGTTGGATATGGATGGGTGCAGTAAAAACACACAAACATCCATATGGATGGGTTGGTTACAAAGGAAAAAACTACAACGCGCACAGGTTGTTTTATATGCTGCATCACGGCATTCAATTGACAAATCCTAAAATTCTTATTTGCCACACTTGTGACGTACCGCAATGTGTAAATCCAGATCATTTATTTGCTGGAACACAAAAACAAAACGTAAATGATATGTGGCAAAAAAATAGACAAGCAAGAAGACTGATAAAACCAAAATGCAGATCAATATTAAATCCAGCACAAGTTTTTGAAATTAGGAAAAAATGTTTAGCAGGAATTTCTGACAGTGATTTATCAAAAGTTTATAAAGTTAAAAAAGAAACAATTAGAGACATAAGACTTTATAGGCGCTGGAAAAATTTAACCGAGGAGAGTAAAAATTAATTACTACCAAGCCCATAAGCTGCTTGACGAAACCAAAGCAGGCCATGACCACACTGAAGCCGACATTACAAGCGCACTCGAACTCACTGGAGACATTGATATCGACATATGCGGAAATGGCGTTAGCTGGTGGAGATCAAGCCCTGAAGGATGGACGCCGCGAGTACCTACTTCAACGCTTTCGGGAATTGGAACAAGATTTTCCGGGATTGCGATCAATGATCATCGAACGAATTAAGGCGCTGAAATGAGACACGCAGCCAGGGTTGACAAAAACCAACAAGAGATTGTTTTAGCACTACGGGCTGCTGGCGCTTTTGTGTGGATCATTGGCCTACCTGTTGATCTTTTGGTCGGCTACAAAGGCCATACGTTTCTGGTTGAGGTCAAAGATGGCCCTAGAAAGCGTTTAACGGCCCTACAAGACGATTTTTTTAAGAATTGGTCTGGTAGTACCTTGGCGAGAATTGATGGCTCTGAGGCCGCTTTACGCATGATTGGAGTTTTGAAATGAAAATTGCAGTATGGGAACCTGTGCAGGCCCATCGGGAAATGATGACGGTTATTTGGCCCACGCTCAAGTCAATGCTGATGGCTGGGCACAAAATGACGATTGAAATCAAGCAAAGCCGCCGAAGCACTGAGCAGAACGCAATGTTTCACAGTCTTATTGGAAAAATCAGCAAGCAAATGGCGGCAGCAGGCAGCACTTGGACGCCTGACGACTGGAAAAGATTGCTGGTTGATCAATGGGCGCATGACACAGACAGGAAGATCGGCAAGGTTTGCCCAAGCCTAGATGGTGAGCGGATTGTCCAGCTTGGCCTGCAAAGCCACAAATTTACCACGGGCGAAAGCAGCGAATTTATTGAGTTTCTGTACGCTTGGGCAGCGCAAAAAGGCATTGATGTTTCCTAAACACCAATACGTCAGAGATAAAGCCTTGCTTAAACGGGTTGCCCTGCTAAACTGCCAGCATTGCGGAAGTGGAGAAATGGTGCAGGCAGCACATACAAACTGGGGCGGCAATAAGGGCCGGGGAATAAAAGCAGACGACAACCTTGTAGCTGCCTTATGCCAAACGTGCCATTATGAGATCGATCAAGGCGCAAAGTTAAGCAAACAGGAACGACAAACCATGTGGCAAGCAGCCCACGAAAAGACAAAAGCATTGATTAAATGAGAATTTGCCAATGCGGTGGAGACATAACGCAACACAATTTAACAAGAAACCGTGAGGCTTGGCACTGCAAAAGCTGCGAACGGTACGAAATATTTAATTTGGTATGTAAAACTGATACAATAAACCCGTCAAGTGTTGCACCACAGGACAATCATGAGGCCATTTTCTCATGCGTTACCCTTACAAGGGAACTGGTGGTGCAACATCAGAACGCAGTAGAAAGTGGCTTTTTGCGTTCCAGTACCGATTGCTGATGGCGAAACAATGCACCTATGTCCCGGTGGCTATCGAGAAAAGAGATGCGCCTTACTGACAAGCCAGCGCGTGAACTTGCTAGGGGTATCACAGGAACAGAGCAAACGTGGTGATGTGACGGCTAGCCCAACGATATAGGGCGCTCTGGAAATAGAACCTAGACCTTATGGGGGTGGTAGTCCGAAAGGATAGCCAAAGTTGGGGATATCACCCGATTGGCTTGTCCTATGCCTAACAAATAATGCCGACATACCCAAGCAACCTTAAATGCGGTGAACTAGGCTGCAATGAACCAAGAAGCAAGCTAAACAGCTTTTGCACTAAGCACGGCGGCAAAGACAATCTAGACGCTAGACAGACTGACAGCGTATATCAAACACCAGCTTGGCGCAGCATCAGACGCCGCCAGCTATCCTTACAGCCCTTATGCCAAGCCTGCCTATCTAAAGGGCGTATTGAGGCTGCACAACACGTAGATCACGTATTTCCTTGGCGGCACATAGGACAGCACGCTTTCCTGCACAACATCTTTCAAAGCCTGTGCCATGCCGATCACAGTCATAAGACAGGTCAAGAGCGCAAGGGTAATTACTTACACTGGACAATGGAAGGTGAGAAGGCGTACACCCAGGACGACTACAGCTACGCAATGCACCAACGCACAGGCTGACAAATTGATAAAAATTGACAAAATTAGGGCAAAAAAGGCTAGAAACTTAAATATGTTGCTTTTATGCTAAAG